GGCAGCGTCGAACACCGGCAACTACTCGGCAGCCGAGGTCAGCGGCAAGGAGTCCGTCGCCGCATCCCTGGGCATCGAAGGCCGCGCTCGCGCATCTGCTGGTAGCGCCATCGTCCTATGTCATCGTGACGACGAGGGGCGCCTAATCCATATCCGCGCCAGCAAGGTCGGGGAGAACGGCGTAGAGCCGGACACCTGGTACCAGTTGAGTGCCGAGGGCGAGTTCGTCGAATTCGACGAGTGAGCCGCCAGCGAACAGCGAACGAGTCGAGGGGCTAGCGCAGCCAGACCTGACGCATCCGGGGAAGCGCCCGGCGTTCGCTCCATTTGCCCTGATACGGGAAGAGAGGAATCCATGCCATCACTTGGCGAGTTCGCAGCAATGTGGGGATTTCTGCTTCTGACGATGTTTTTGCCGATCCGTCTGAAGCGTCGTCCTATTCAACAGCAAGACGTCTGAAAGGCAGGAGAACAGAATGAGCAAGCAGTCGTATACACCAGGGCCATGGGACTACTGGTCTGGCTATAACCCAGTCGATGAGCTTGAGGCTCAGATAACAACCGAAGACGGCGATATTGTGATTGCTAGTTACAATCGCCAAATCCCGGAGGGCAAAGCGAATGCCAAATTATTGGCTACTGCGCCCGAGCTGCTTGAGGCCCTGGAGGACGCGGTAAATCGACTGAACTCTTGTCTGATCCTGCTGGAATGCGACGACGAGTTCATTGCGAAGGAAACCGCACAAGCCCGAGCCGCAATCGCAAAGGCCACCGCCTAACCGCGCCCTGGCGCATACACACTGGAGGCGAGATGTCATACGGACAGGCGCTGGAGTACGTTTGCCAGCAATACGGAGTGCCAGCGCACATTGGCCGCATGGTGATCGCCTGCGGTCAGCCCGGGATCATTGTTGAAGATCGCGGCAATTACATCGGCGTTACGCTGGACTCTGACCCAACCAAGGCAGTAAACAGCTACCACCCAACTCATGATGTTGAGTACCTAGGGATGGCTCGCCAGATGCCGCTCAAGGAATGGGAGGTTCTGACTGGTGACTTCGACTGGTTTCAGGTCGATTACCTGATCGGAGACGCACGCCACTACGTACACAGGGTTTACGCCGAAACCCGGAGCAAGGCCAAGTACAAGGTGTTCAAGGATCTTGAAGAGGTCTTTGACAGCGCTGAGGCAATGCTGTGCTTCAAGGTTCGCAGAGCCCGCTGACTTCCCCGGCAAGGACGCCACCCTTCAATGGGGATGAGTAAGCGGGCCTGCCAAGGCGGGCGTACGAATAGCGGCGAGTCGATGTCTTTCTAGGCGATTCTCCACCGATGACGCCGCTGTCGACGTTTTACGACCGCTTGCCTGGCTGGCATCCAGGCCATCCCCACCCTACCCCTCATTAGCCCGGCAAGTCCGGGCATTTTTTCGCCTGTATGCGCATGCCCTGGCGCTCGCTGATTTCCACCTAATCCGGATGTGTAGGCGAGTCTCCATCCAAGACCAGGGCAGCCGCATGCACACGGAAAAGAGGTCAGACATGAAAGAACACGAAACCAAACCGGTCTGGGTTGTGTGGGTGAACTCTGACCTTACAGAGGGTCGCGGCCAACTAATCCCTGTTCGGGTCTGCACCTCAGAGGCGACAGCCATTCGCCTTGGCAAGGGCAGAGATGTGCAGGGAGCTGATGCGCGCATCCAACAGCATGAGGCCATCTGGCACAGGAACGCGTGGTGCGCGCCTGTCGAGATCATTAGCCCCTCCCCGAAGGACCTTGAGGAAGACGCTCGGCGTGAAATAGCCAGGATGGCGGATCGGAGACGCGCTGAAGCACTTGAGCGTGCTCGCCAAGCAGGTCTTTCAGAAGACGATATCGCAATCCTAAGAGGTGTTTCATGACCGCCATCCGCAAGTTGCAAGAAGCGTATGACGCGAGACTGCCTGACGATGACGGCGACCGCGAGTATGTCACTGAGCAAGTCGGGAAGCTCCTGAACTGCGAGGACGGTGATTGCGTGCCGTTCCATGACCGGAAAGAGAGGCCCTTTATCGGGCCGGAGTTCACGGTCTACGGCTTTGCTGGATTCGTGCCCGAGTGGCTCGCAGAGGTAGACAGCAAAGAGTGCCCGATGACTCAGCTACTGCTTGCAGTGCGCCGAGGCGACCTGGAACTCGCACAACGCATCTGGTTCCGCGCATTCGAATCCACGCTTATCGAGAACGCTGAACGACTGGTTAGGGAGAGGCGAGCATGAGCATTGACTGGAACACGGCACCGGAGGGTGCGACTCATTGGGAGCCGAGTGGACCTGAGTTCAATGAAGGATGGATGAAGAAAGAAGGGAATGGCTGGTTCTTTTGGGGGCTAGGTGCAGAATGGAAGTACGAGGGTGATGTATCCGCAGAGCGTGAGGCGACATTCGAGGCTAGACCGCAAGAGGCCTGGGACGGCCAGGGCCTGCCGCCAACCGGCCTGCTGGTGGAATGGAAATCCGGCTTGGATCACGAGTGGAGGCGCGTAACCGTGCTGGCCTACGCCAATGGCGATGCGTGGTTACAGCCCGAGGACGGCGACTCATTCATCGTCGGAAACCCGGAAAACTTCAGGCGCATCCGCACTCCCGAGCAGATCGCCGCCGAGGAGCGGGAGAAGGCAGTCGGTGATATGGCTATGTCAATTCAAGGAGTTCCATATCAGTACCCTACGCTTTACGCGCTATTTGACGCCGGCTACCGCCGCCAGGAGTCATCCACATGACCATCACCATCGACCTGACCAAGGCCGCCAAGACAACGTTCTTCGCGGCCTTTTTCTTGGGCAGCATCCTGGCCTTCGCCGTGGCGTTTGTGGAGGTGGCTGGGCTATGAACACTCGCCGCACAGCAATCTGGCTAGGCAGCCTCTTCGGCGGCCTGCTGTACCTGTTCATTCTCGCAGCCGGCCCGATCTGGGGCGGCATCATCACCGCAGAATCTACGCACCCGTCCGCAGCGGGCCGGTAATCCGGATAACTGCGGCTTCCCCAGCTGGCGGTGGGCAGCATGAAGAAAACACCCGCAGCAGCTGCTTCTAGCGCAACGCTATTCATCCCGCAGGGGTGACGCTGCCGAGTGGCGCCGTAAGCGCTTTTCCCTTCTAACCCCTCCCTTCATTGGCTGCGCATGCGCGGCGAGGATCATTCATGTCCGCAGAAAATCAACTGGTCGAAGTGCCGGCCAAAGAAACCGCACTCCAAGTCTACTCGGCCGCCAATGGCCTTGACCCGTTCCTGGCCAAGATTCGCGAAGAGATCGACGGCTTCGTGCCAGACGTCACTACCCGCAAGGGCAGAGAGGCCATCGCCTCCATCGCCTACAAGGTCGCCCGCTCGAAGACGGCGCTGGACAACGTAGGAAAGGAACTGGTCGCCGACCTGAAGGAAGTGCCGAAGAAGGTCGATGCCGAGCGCAAGCGCATGCGTGACCTGCTGGACTCCTGGCAGGCAGAGGTACGCCAGCCCCTAACTGAGTGGGAGCAGCGCGAGGAAATGCGCAAGGCCAAGCACCAGGCCGGCATCGATCAGATCAACCTGCGCCTGGAATGCCGCGACCTAGATTCGACCGAGTTGAAAGCCAACATTGAGTGGCTGGAAGGCCTCTTGATTGGCGAGGACTGGGAAGAGTTCGAAACCGAGGCCGCCCGTACCAAGGACAAGGCCCTGGTCGCGCTGCGCGAAGCCCTCGTTGCACGCGAGAAGTATGAAGCCGAGCAGGCCGAACTGGAGCGACTGCGCGCCGAAGCTGCTGCTCGCGAGCAGAAAGAGCGCGAGGAACGCATTGCCCGCGAAGCAGCCGAGGCCGAGCGCCTTGCAGCGGAACGACGCGCCCAGGAAGAACGCGAAGCCGCCGCTCGCCGCGAAACCGAGGCAAAGGCTGCCGCCGAGCGCCGGGAACTGGAACTGCGACTCGCTGCCGAGAAGGCGGAGCGCGAGAAGTTGGAAGCACAGCAACGCGCCGAGCAGGCTGAGCGTGATGCACAGCGGCGCGCCGAAGAAGCCGCTGCCGCAGAGCGCCAACGGCAGGCAGACGAGCAAGCCAGGATCGAGCGCGAGGCAGCAGCCCGAGAAGCCGACAAGGCCCACAAGAAAGCCATCAACAACGAAGCCCTGGCGGCCCTGATCGCCGGCGGCATGCCCGAGGAATGCGCCAAGCAGGCGATCACACTGATCGCTCAGCGCAAGGTTCCTCACATCACGATCAACTATTGAGGTTCACATGGGAACTGCACTAACACCGCTCCTGACGAAGTTCGCCACGCGCTACGAGATGGGTACCACGCCTGAAGAAGTGGCGAACACGCTCAAGCAGACCTGTTTCAAGGGCCAGGTCAATGATTCGCAGATGGTCGCCCTGCTGATCGTGGCAGACCAGTACAAACTGAACCCCTTCACCAAGGAGTTGTACGCATTCCCCGACAAGAACAACGGCATCGTGCCGGTTGTTGGTGTGGATGGCTGGGCTCGGATCATCAACGAGAACCCACAGTTCGATGGCATGGAATTCTCAATGGACCAGCAGGGCACCGAATGCACCTGCAAGATCTACCGGAAGGACCGCAGCCATGCCATCAGCGCGACTGAGTACATGGCCGAGTGCAAGCGGAACACCCAGCCTTGGCAGTCCCATCCGCGCCGGATGCTTCGCCACAAGGCAATGATCCAGTGCGCACGCCTCGCGTTCGGGTTCGCCGGCATCTACGACCAGGACGAGGCAGAGCGCATCGTCGAGCGCGACGTGACCCCTGGCGAGCCAGTCGAGGACGTGACCGAGGCTCTGTCGCTGATCAATTCTGCTCCGACCATGGATGATTTGCAGGCTGCATTCAGCGATGCCTGGAAGGCCTACAAGTCCAAGGGTGCACGTGACCAACTGACAGTTGCGAAAGACCAGCGGAAGAAAGAACTGCTGGAGGCACCTATCGACGTTGAATTCGAGGAGACCGGCGATGATCGAGCAGCGTAGTGATGAATGGTTCGCACAGCGCCTGGGGCGGGTGACGGCCAGCAAGGTCAAGGATGTGATGGCAAAGGGGCGCAGTGGCGCCCCTTCTGCTACCCGCCAGAACTACATGATGCAGCTCCTGTGCGAGCGCCTGACCGGCAAGCGCGAGGAAGGATTCACCAGCGCCGCAATGCAGCGTGGTACCGACCTGGAGCCGATTGCTCGCTCGGCCTACGAGTTCAATGCAGGCGTAATGACGATCGAAACAGGCCTGATCATCCATCCGCGAATCCATGGATTTGGCGCGTCGCCAGATGGCCTCGCGGGTGAGCATGGCCTCGTCGAGATTAAATGCCCGTCTACCGCAACCCACATCTACACGATGCAGTCGGGCAAGCACGACCCACAGTACGAGTGGCAGATGCTCGCCCAAATGTCATGCAGCGGCCGCGAGTGGGTCGACTTCGTGAGCTTCGACGACCGTCTGCCTGATGAATTGCAGTACGTGTGCTTCCGCTACCACCGCGACGAGGAACGCATTCGCGAGATGGAGTCCGAAGTTAAAGCGTTCCTGGAAGAGTTGGCAGAGCTTGAACATCAGATGCGAGAGCGCATGAGGAAAGCAGCATGAGAGGTGTTAACAAAGTAATTCTGGTTGGTAACGTCGGTGGTGACCCGGAAACCCGCTACATGCCCAACGGCAATGCGGTGACCAACATCACCCTCGCCACCAGCGAGAGCTGGAAGGACAAGCAGACCGGCCAGCAACAGGAGCGCACCGAATGGCACCGCGTGGTGTTCTTCGGGAAGCTCGCAGAGATCGCTGGACAACACGTAAAGAAGGGCCAGCAATTGTACGTCGAGGGATCTCTCAGAACTCGCAAGTGGCAGGCTCAGGACGGCCAGGACCGATACACCACCGAGGTAATCGTCGACATGCACGGACAGATGCAGATGCTTGGCGGAAAGCCTGTAAATGACCAGGCGGCTCAGAGCAGGCAATCTCCTCAGCAGCAGAGCGCACCGCAGCAGCGTAGCGCTCATGACGAATTCGACGACGATATCCCATTCTAAATCAACAAGTTACGAGAAATTAAAGGCCCTATTGAGGGCCTTTTATTTTGCCCGGAGAAAGCCATGGAAACCGACATTCCCGAGATTCTAAGCGACCTGAGAATCGGCGCTGATGCGTGGTCCGGCGTGCAAGAGCCGGTTGCCCATGCGCTGACTCACGATGACATTCAAAACGCCGTTGCTGAGTATCTGGCGGCGGGAGGAGTCATCACGAATATCCCTGCGGGCGTCTCTTCAAATCAGCCGGTCACGTTCAATAGCCGCATTACCGGATCATCTACCGGGATGGAGCGAGAGCAGCAGAAGCGTGTTCAGGCCAAGCGCACGGCAAAGGACATCGAATACTGCCAGATGCTCGAAGACCTAGTGATCCTCGATTGCGGTCGATGGGAGATCGGCCCTGCCATGGGGATAAGCGATCACACCGTGCAGCGTCTCCTTCGCACCTATTTCTCCACCCGCACCGAGTTCGACAAGTGGAGGGCATCCGGACATGGGAAATCGACGCTCATAAACGGCGAGAAACCATGCTCGAAGTGCAAGACGCTCAAACCTCTATCTGAGTACTACTCGAACCCGAGCAAGAAGGACGGCCATTGCAGCGAATGCAAGGCCTGTGAAAACGCGCGGAGGCGAGCAGCAAATGCAAAGCAAGCGGCTTGAGTTCCCCGAATCGGCAGACGAATACCGCGAGGGCGTCGACGCACGCGACCGCGGCGAACGTCTCCAGGCCTGCCCCTACGGACTGCACATGCTCTATGAGCGGTCACTTTGGCTCGCAGGACATCACGACAGAGACATGGGCATAGCCCCGAGGGTAGCAGCATGAGCATGCACGAACACGGCTGTTTCGCCGACAGCTACCAAGTCCGGCATATCAACGCGCAGTGCGTCGTCGGAAAGGTCTTCCGGCACAAGCCAACTAATCGCAGATACATCGCAGTGCTCGAAGCCGGCGGATCAGTTGAGCTTCAAGAAGCTAGCGGGCACAGCACGTACACATCAATCGAAGCGCTCGGCAATGCCGAGGTGTGGGAGAGCTTGAAATGAGCATGGAGATGAACAAGGCACTGGTAGAGCAGGCAGGCGGGGATGAGCGCGCGGCGTTTGAACTCTTCGTGCGCAAGCACTGCGGCATGCCGGCGCATATCGCTGTGAACTGGGACGCCAAGTTCACCAATGATGCATGGGAGGGGTGGAAAGCCCGCGCCGCCCTGGAACCCTCCCCGGTGCAGGCCGAGCAGGCAGAGGGCGCGCACGTCCCTGATGAGGTATTCGCTGGCGTGTTCGCCGAGTGGTGGGAAGAAGAAGGTCAATACTGCCGCGCCGGCGGAGGCGACTACGAACGCACGTTCGCCTTCCAGGCATGGCGCCATCTCTATCCGCTGTTGTTGCAAGCCCGCGCCGCCCTGGCGCAACCCTCCCCAGCGCAGGCAGAGGCGGAGCGGCCGGAGGTGGTGGCTCGCGTCGTGCATTCGAATCCTGTCGTCCTCGGCCAGTGCGGTCCGCTCAATGCAAACGATGAACTGATGACTGTCGCGCAGCATGCAGCCAGCGTCGCCCGTTGGGCAGAAATGTTCAATCGTGTGGAGCAACAGCGCGACGCCGCCATGGCCAGGGTCGCGGAGCTTGAAGCCCACTGCGTCCGTCTCGGCCAAGGCGGAGCAGAACGCTACTGGGAAAACCGTTGGCGAGACGCCGATGCGCGATTGCAGGAACTGGAGAAGCAGGAGCCGGTGGCGACCGTTGCGAAGGTGCCGGGTGAAGACTGGAACAGCCTTGATTTCCATCGCGACCTGCAAGACATGCAGCCGGGCACGAAGCTCTACACAGCCCCTGTAGCCCAGGCTCAGCACAGCGTGCCGGAAATATCTGGCATCGGTCGCGATGCCGAACATCCCAGAGCTGTAGTGCTGTATCTGCGTAACGAACCCAGCGAGGAAGATATGCGAGCAATTCAGAACTTTTTGCGCGCCATATCCGCCGACGTGCTCACCCAGGCTCAGCACAGCATGCCGAAAGCATGGCTCGACGTTCAAGCCGAGCGACGCCGGCAGATCACCGCCGAGGGCTGGACACCGGACCATGACGACCTCTATTGCGCCGCCGAGCTTCCGCGAGCCGCAGCGGCGTACATCCTCAGCGGAGCCAATGACGAAGCTCCAGCTATCTGGCCGTTCTCGGCGAAGTGGTGGAAGCCCCGCGACGCGCGTGCGAACTACATGCGGGCCGGCGCATTGATCCTGGCCGAGATAGAGCGCCTGGACCGCGCGGCCGCGGCCGGCAAGGAGGTAGGTCATGAGTGAGGAACACTACGAATCGAGGCTGGCAAGCAAGTGCCAGGGAGTCGCCCGGTGCCTGAGCTACAACGGGAACCGGCACGAAGCAGAGGCCAAGCATGTCTTGCTGGAAGCCTCTCACATGCTCGACAGCCATGCAGTCCGGGTCCATCAGAAAGCCGACGGTCTTCTGATGGTAAACGCTCGCGGCAAGTCGCGATTCATGAACTGGCGCGAACGGCTCGCACGCTGGCTGCTTAAGGGCTCATTGGAGATTCGGCCATGAGTGAAAGATACCGAGTAGAGCAGACAGGAAAAGGGTTCTGGCCCTATTGCGTCAGGGCCGGAAATGGCACGCGCGATCTGTATGTGGGGCACAAAAAGACCTGTGACCGAGTTGCGGCGGAACTGACAACTGCGTTCAGGGATGGAGAATTTGTTGGCAAGGGACTCTACGACGCCCTCGCCGCCGAGGCCCAGGCGCTCAGGGAGGAAGTCGCACGCGCTGAGCAGCACCGCAACGATCAGGCTGACTTGATTGTGTCGCTACGCACCGAAGTCGCAGCACTGCGAATGGCGAGAGATGATCTCAAACTCGAACGAGACCTTGCTCGACAAAACTTCTGCGACGAGCAGGCAGCGAATTATCAGTTGCAAGCGCACTTGAAAGCCTGCCTCGGCGAACTATCGGAACTGCGCGCAAGGGTGGTTGTGCTCCCCAGCGTTGATAACGTCATGAATATCGTCATGCGTTACCAGTGGAACGAGAAGACCAACGTCACCGGAACTACGAACTGGGCGGCCAACCTCGGCATGAGGGTTGTCGAAGAGGTCAAGCGCCTCAACGGCAAGACGGTCAGCGAGGGGCTGTTGCGCGAAGTCGTGCGTCACTTGGGAAACTGGCTTGAACTCCACGAATGCGAGTGCGACGGCGGATTCCACTACTGCGGCCGCGACCAGGTGGCAAAGACCAACCGCGAACTCCGCGCCCTGCTCAACCAGGACAAGGAGAACGGCAATGGCTGAAGAACTTCGCAAGCGCGCCTTGGCGCTCTATACACCACCGTTCTCCTACGACAGTTTCGGCGGTTACATCTGGGACGCAAAGCAAAACATGGTGGCTGACAATCACGTCGATGGGGACCAGGTTCTCCGTGTTCGGGGTTGGGGCCGTATCGTCTACATGGAGAATCCTGAAGAGCTTCAGGATGAGTTTGGCGCCATGCTAGCCGAGGCTCTGACGGAGTATGTAGAGCGCCGAAACGGCTCAGAAGAAGGCCATGTGGTGGTTCCGCGGGAGTTGCTGGAGGAACTTCTTGAGGCTGCGAAGGACGGTGCGGCGCACAAGGGAGAATACCTGTCCAAGAAGTATGGCGAGCCAGAGCTGTTCGCGAAGTTCGATACCCTCCTCCAATCCTAACCCTTTGATTCTCCTCCGATGCCGGAATCCCGGCATCGCAACCGCCACCCTCGGCCAGGCTGAAACCCGCATTCCCGCTGGGTTTCAGCACAAAAACTGGCCGATTTTGGGCCAGGAGCCCGCCACCCCAAACCAACGAATCCGACCCCCGGAGGACCAACCGTGGACAACGAAAACGAAACCCTAATCACCCGGGCTCTGGTCATCGCGCTGATCGTCTTCGGCATCTTCCGGATAGTCGGGGACTTCCAGAACCTCTACGAGCAGACAGAGTTGAAAGGACAGGAGTTGAGCAGATGGAGCAAGCAATGAGAGAAGAGTTTGAAGCGTGGGTTACCAACGCTATGGGCGGTTACGCCGATCTTAGGAAATCCAATGACCCTAACTTTGACTATGACGACGTTGATGTGGACTTTGCTTATCAAGCCTGGAAAGCCAGCCGCGCGGCTCTGAGGGTGGAGTTGCCGCCGACGATCACCGCCGAAGAGGTTGTTGAGCATTTCAACATCGACGAGGAAGGCATCGACATGGCCGCTGGTATTGCGCACATGGTGAACGGGGCCATCGCCGCATGCGCTGCCTTCATCAAGCAAGCCGGAATCGAGGTGAAGGAAAATGGATGAGCCACTTTTCAACGAACTGCTGGAAAGCGTGAAGCAGGCGGACCAGATCATGACCGACCACGCAGAGCTGCGGAGGCTGGCTAAGCGGGCTGATGCCTTGCATGGAACGCCGAGCCTTGAACACGTATTCGCCATAACCAAGTTTCGGGAAGCTGTCGAGCCGAAAGCAATCCTCGCCCTGCTGGACGAGATCGACGGCTTGCTTGCTCAGCATGGCCGCGATAGCTCCGAACTTAGGGCGCTCTGCCAAGCACGCGATGATGCTAGGAAAGAGCGGGACAGGCTCAAGGCGGAGAACTGCGCCCACAAGGACACGCAGAAACACTGCGAGTGGTTGGCGCAGGACTTGAAGGAGTGCGCAAGCGTTCTGCCCGGTACTTACTACATGGACCCTCCAGACGGCGGCAATGTCAGCATTCCAGAGCAGATTCGGCGCATGGCGAAGGACGCCGCGCGCTACCGGTGGCTGCGAGAGCGAGACCTCGAAACGATCAGACAAGGCGGCGTATTCGCCGGGATGACCCCGGAGAACATCGTACTCAACCTGGAGCACCTAGACGCTGCAATCGACGCAGCCCTAGAAGGAGCAACGCAATGAACGACGCAAAGCTTCTGAACATCTTGCACTCCACAAAGACCTTCGCTCCAGTATTAACAGTTGGGGAAGATGGATGGGGGCGAGACGTTCGCTATGCCAAAATGGAGGAGTATAGTTATATGGGCGCAAACGGCTTGTGGGTTAGATACGGAGACTTCCGCAACCTGGCGATTGAGACAGTTAAAAGCCAGGAAGAAAATCAGATGCTCCGTTCGGTGCTTGAGGCCTTCGTGCTGCGCGCTGAAGCATACATTGAGGCAGGGCGTGGCATGCCTGACGTATCTATGGAGGCAGTGCTGGAAAAGGCCAGAACAGCCTTGGAGGGGGCCGGGAAATGAACGACCGCACACTACTCGAACTGGCGGCGCGGGCGGCGGGGATGCAGATCAATGAGCAGCGTCAAGCCGAACGTGATTCCATAGTCGATCCAGCAAAAGCCAGCCTTTGGATTGTCGATGGGTGTACGGCCTGGAACCCACTTATCGAAAGCCACCACGCGTTTATTCTGGCGGTGCAGCTTCGCCTGGACATTACGTTCTACAACGGATTTCAGGAGGTGGCCGCCGATCCATCAAATGGTGACGGGATGAACCCTTGCCAGGAAGTGTTCACAGAAAACCCGTATGCGGCAACTCGGCGAGCAATAGTCCGCGCCGCCGCAGAGATCGGCAAGTCTATGGGAGGTGGGGAATGAGCGAAACCGTAGAAGTGAAGACCTGCGAGCTTGAGGGGGCAGCGCTGGATTGGGCCGTTGCAATGGCTGAAGGAGAAGAGGTCATTGTCCATGACATTGGACAGTACCGTTATGACGTGAGAGGCGGCATCCACTGCTGCAAATATGGCTGCACCTTTGGACCTCGCTCGATTACTGAAGAAGTCGAGCGATACGAACCTTCGGACTCATGGGCTCAAGGCGGACCACTGATTGAAAAGCACCGCTTTGAATTCGAGTGGATCGGTAGCGACTGGCATGGCGAACCGCTGCGATTCTTCACAGCCTGCGGCTGCGATATGCCAGCTGATGCAACATCGGCAGGTCCAACCCACCTAATAGCAGCCTGCCGCGCCATCGTTCGAGCGAAGCTGGGCGAAACCATCAACGTCCCAGCCGAACTCATCAAGTAACCCAGCCGGGCGCCACTAGCTCTCCCTGAGCTAACCCGGCTGGGCAACCAATCCTACCATCATGCCCTCCCCGGCAATAGCTGGGGTGGAGAGGTATTGCCTATGAGTACCGCAGAGAAGGTCGAGTACGAAGACAAGGTGCCTGAGCAGGTTATGGCGGCATTGCTTGGGATAACCTACCGCGCCCTGCAAACCCGCAGATCAAAACGGCAGATCCCGGAAGGTGTCTGGAACAAGGTAAACGGGAAGATAATCTACAGTCGACGGAGATACGACGAATGGCTCGAAAGCCTTTGGGTATGCCCACCGGGGTGGAAGTCATCGGCAACTCTATCCGTATCCGCTTCATGTGGAACGGAACAAGGAAGTGCGAAACACTCCCCTATCCCGCGACGCAAAAAGGGATTAAGACTGCATCCGGTCTTAGAGATCAGGTAGTCCAGACCATCAAGCTTGGCATCATGGACGAAGCCAAGTATGCAGAGTTCTTCCCAGGGTCTGCGATTGCGGAATCGGTCAGCAGCCAAATCCCTCTGTTCGGTGAGCATGCGCAACTCTGGCTAGACAGCCGAGAGATCGTGCTTGGCACCCGAAAGAACTACAAGAGCATCCTTAACCAATACTGGATGCCACATCTTGCAGTAGCCCGGCTTGACCAGATCACCCCTACCCTCTTGCGCCGAATCATCAGCAGCATCGAGTGGACGTCGCCAGGCGTGAAGCGGAACGCGATGTTCAAGCTATCGACGATCCTAGATTCCGCTGTGAAGGACGGGCTGATCAAGAAGAACCCGATGGCGCCTCTTGAGAAGCCGAGGGTTTCGAAGAAGCTGGTGGATCCTTTCACCAGGGACGAAGCAGAACGCATCATCCAACACCTGTACGCGACCCTTGGGAAGTACTCAAGGATCTACGCCGCGCTGTACGAGTTTCTGTTCTTCACAGGGTTGCGGCCTGGGGAAGCTTTCGCCCTCAGATGGGACGAGGTAGACGAAGAGGCCAGGCGCATCCACGTGTGCCGGATCGTCATAGATCGCGGAATCGAAGAGCGAGTAAAGACCAAGCACGAACGCGACGTCCTGCTCAACGAACGCGCCCTGAATGCCCTGGCAGAGGCCAAGCGGATTGCTCGGCTGAAGCGCGTCGCCTCCGTCTCCGAATTCGCAGTAAGCCCCTTCGTGTTCCCTCCGAGCAAGGGCGGGCTGTGGATCAAGGAGCCAAGTGTTACCATAAAGCACTTCCACGCCGCGCTGGATGCTCTATCCATCCGAAGGCGCCGGCAGTACGACACCCGCCACACATACGCGACCATGTGCCTGATGGCCGGCATGAACCCTGCGTTTATCGCTGGGCAGCTAGGCCACAGCGTGCAGATGCTGCTATCGACCTATGCCAAGTGGCTGAACTCCGCCTCGGATTGGAGCGAGCTGGAGAAGCTACCGACCAGGGTTAAAACTGGTACGGAATTGGTACAGGAAGCAGAGGAAGGCGCGTAACCATCCCGCAAAGCCCCGCAGGACAATGCCTTGATATCTACAGCTAACATCACCATGCAGTTCGGCGCCAAGCCGCTGTTCGAGAACGTTTCCGTCAAGTTCGGCAACGGCAACCGCTACGGCCTGATCGGCGCCAACGGTTGCGGCAAGTCGACCTTCATGAAGATCCTCGGCAACGACCTGGAGCCGAGCGCCGGCCAGGTCATGCTGGAACCCAACGTGCGCCTGGGCAAGCTGCGCCAGGACCAGTTCGCCTACGAGGACTTCAGCGTCATCGATACGGTGATCATGGGCCACGAGGAACTCTGGGCGGTGAAGGCCGAACGCGACCGCATCTACTCCCTGCCGGAAATGAGCGAGGCAGATGGCATGGCGGTGGCCGAGCTGGAAGTCCAG